CCTCACCGCGCCCGCTTCCATCTGGCTCTTATCCCATCGTGGCATGATTGAATGGCGCTTGATCTGTAGAGCTTCTTGTGTCATAGGTGTCTCCGTTGTGGTGTTAAGCCCATCAAGTCGCTTGGGTGTCGGCTTGGTGGGCTTTCGCTTTTAAGTAACGTGTGACGATCTCTCGCCAAGGTGTGACAGGGTGCAGACCCACCTCATAGGCGAGCTCTGTGATGGTGGCGAAGGTGGCGATGAGCGTGACCTCTCCCTCGGTGGGGAGCGTGGCAAACATCTCACCCTCCATATCGACAGACCACATGGGCATCCTCACAGCCCTGCGCCTGTTGTCGAAGTCAAGCACAGTCCACACCTCGCGCCCATGACCCTCGCGCAGCTCTGCCACAAAGATCATCCCATGAGAGAGCAGGTGAGCAGGGAAGCTGACGAGCTGTTCACTCATCGCCCTCCTCCTCACCGGGCTCAACGTCAATCATGCCCTGCGTCTGCTCGAGCATCGCCAAGACCTCAGGTATGCCATCAGCCTTCTTGGTGCTGACCTCGATCTCACGCTTGGCGCTGTAGCGCTCAGGCCACCTGCGCTCAAGGATCCACGCCAAGCCCTTCCAATCTTGCTTGGCATCGATGTGCCTTCTCATCTCAGCGAGTATCTTACCCTCACCCGCCACCTTGGCATCTTCCACTAAGTCTCTGATGTCCTCATGGTCGCTCATCCAGCGATAGAAGGTGCGCCTACATAAGCCCGCCCCAACACACGCAGCCTCTACGCTCTGACCCTCGCTGAGCAGATGATAAACATTGTCGAGCTTCTCAGCGTTGCGAGGTGCATGAGGGCCTTGGGTCGCGCGCGCGCTTGTGACATTTGAGGCATCTCCCGCCTCACGCGCTGCCAAGCCTTTGAGGTCGCTTTTAGCCATCTTCTAACTCACTCTCAATGTGTCGTCTAATGCGCTTCACTCTTGATGCATAGGTGTTGATGTTGCACTTGGTGATCTGATGCACCTCAGAGCGAGAATATCCATCAAGCATAAGATCATACTGATGATGAAGACAATCAGGCAGAGAGGCGCGAGCGCGCTCTAACCTATCCTCTGCTTCAAGATGTTGATCAGGGAGCTCGCCACAACACGCAGGGTCAAAGCCCTCCCATTCCTCTTGTTCATAATTAACGCGCACCCTCCTGCTCCTAAGCATATTGAGCGCCCTTTGGATAGCCGAGCTTCGCACGAGGCTTTTGAACTGACTAGAGAGCTCAATACCATGTGATCGATGATAAGAGATGAGATACATGATCACGTCTTGCATGAGGTCATCTGCTGTCTCATCTGATAAGCGATACCGGTTAGCCACACTCTGCACCACTTGCCTGTGAGCATAACCAGCATTGGCGATCATCTCCTCAGTCGTCTTGCTCGTCTTGCTCGTCTGAGCTGTCATGATATTCATCGTCTTCTGCTCCATCAATGAGGTTGTCTAGCACCTCCCAATCATCATCATTATCGATAATGACCCAAGTCTCCTTGGGGAGCTGATCGCTCAAGGCCATGAGCTGTCTCCACCGCCCCAAGAGGATGGCCCGCTGATTGGTGTGCTGTTGTCAGGTACCTTTGCACCGACAAAGCGCCAGTTGTCAACCACCACATCAATGTCTTGCATCTTGCGCCCATCTTTTTCCCAAGTGCGAGTCTTGATCTTGCCCTCGATGGCGATGTGCTTACCTTTGGTCACAGCCTTCATAAAGCTCTCACCTGTGGCACCAAAGAGCACGAGGTTGAACCAATCAACGCCCTTCTCGCCTTTGCTGTAGGAGTCCACAGCGAGAGAGCAGTTGACGATATTCTTTTGAGCGCCCCGCGCCTCTGGGTCTCTCCCTGTGGTGCCGATTAAGATAATGCGATTCATAGCTTGCTCCATGTTACGTGTTAAGAGAAGGCGAGCGCCAAAGATCATCCTCAGCGCTCGCCCATGCACACACAGACATAACACCACAAAGGTCTAAACCTATGACAACCAATGAAATAAAGGTTGGCTCTGGCTCTGTCGCGCTCGTTGACGTGATGGGCTCACCCTTGAGCGTAGTCAACGCTGCGCGAGTATCGATGGGTAAGCGAGCTGAGAAGATGGAGGAGCGAGATTGGGCGCTCGTCAAATACCTGTGGGATCATCACCACACCTCACCCTTTCGCCATGTTCAGCTTCAGTTCCACATCAAGGCTCCCATCTTTGTGCTGCGCCAATGGATGAAGCACCAGGTGGGATGCAGTTGGAACGAGATCAGCGGGCGCTACGTTGATCTTGGTCAAGACTATTGGAAGCCTAGAGCGTGGCGTGAGGCGAGCGAGAGCGTCAAGCAGGGCTCAGGCGGGGAGCTTCCCCGCGAGGTGCAACTTGGCGTTCATCACATCTACGCTGACGCGCTCAACACAGTCGCAACCGCCTATGAGCTCCTGTTGCAGATGGGTGTGTGCAAAGAACAGGCTCGCGCCATCCTGCCTGTGAGCGTGATCAGTGAGTGCTATTGGTCTTGTTCACTCCACGCGCTCATCCACTTCCTCAAGCTGCGCCTCGATGAACACGCTCAACTTGAGATCAGAGAATATGCCCAAGCAGTCAGCGAGCTTGTCAAGAGCATCAAGGGCATGGATCGAGTCTTGGAGGTGTGCCTTGGATAATCAAAACCCTTTGGCCCTGCTGATTTTTTGGCTCATCGTGATCAAGGTGTTTTTTCATGCGTTGGGGTTTTAGATGAAAGCGCGCTGGATCATCCATTGGCTGCGTCACGCTGAGCTAATCTCTGAGATGAGCCCCTGCCCTCGAGGTAAGGTGGGAGCCTTCATCATTGACGAGCGCAACAACCCTTTGAGCGCAGGCTTCAACGGCCCGCCTCGAGGAGCTTGTGGTGAGCTGTGTGGTGGTGAGGTCTGCACGAGGTCAGAGCGCGCCATCGCCTCTGGCACCTCCACAGAGGTGGGCTGTCATCACGCAGAGCAGAACGCGCTCATGAACGCTCTGCATAAGGGTGTGAGCGTGGCGGGCTGTGTGCTTGTCGTGACCACCCCGCCCTGCCTCGGCTGCGCTCGCCTCATCCATCACGCAGGCATCGCAGAGGTCATTATCGGTGGCATCACCTACAGCTCAGAGGGTGCCGAGTATCTACGCGCTCGAGGCGTGGCTGTCTCAGCACCATCCATCATCGAGCTGAGAGACATGGTAAAAAAAGAGGCAGCCTTTGAGCCTAAACCCAATGACTGCCTCTTTTAAACGAGCTTATAAAAAGCCGTGCGTAGCACCATGACGTTTACAAGCTCACCTCACGCTTGTCAAGCCCATCCATCATCGAGCTGAGGTCTGCGGTCGCGACCGACCATCTTGACAGGTGAGCCGAACATTGAGCGCACCCTTGAGGCGAGGGCTCTGTTGCCCTCGAGGAGACCACTAAGGATCTCCTTTGGGTTGAGGTTGGTGGTGGTGACCACAGCGAGCTCCCCCGCGCTCCACCTGTCATGAATAGAGCCGATGAGCTCTCTTGTCTGGTCCTTATACCAATCAGTCCACTGAGCGCCAGAGCCACCGATGCCACCGAGCTCATCGAGGCAGAGCAGGTCAATGTCATTGAGGCAGTGAGTCTCTGCATCGACAGGGTTGACCTTGCCTGGCTTGTTCCAGCTCGCCTTGATGTCGAGGAATAGACCCTCATGGGTGAGGAACAGAGCGCGCTTGCCCTTAAAGCAGGCGTGCTTGGCGAGGATATGAAGCATGGAGCTCTTGCCGTTGCCAGGTGTGCCATGCATGAGCAGAGCAGGGCGCTCGCCTGTGTGAGCGTGGCGAGGCGTGGCGATCCAATCGAGCACCTCACCGATGCGCTGCCTCTGAGCCTCGCTATCCCACTTGTAGGTTGAGAGGGTGTGCTGACCTGCGACAGCAGGGAGCTTGGCGCGTTCGATGCGCTTGAGCGCTCTGCGTGGTCGCTCGCAGTGAGGGCAGAGCCTTGAGGTTGGAGCGCGCCCGCTCACCTCGCTTGGCGTGGTGATGAAACCCATGTCACAGCGCCCGCAGTAGGGCAGAGGTGAGCTTGCGAGGTAGCCGTTAACCGAGCGCCACTCTGAGGCGGGGAAGTTCTCAGCGTCAACGCCAGCGTAGCTTGGGAGGATAGGCGCAGGGTCGCGCTCGATCTCCACGAGGTTGTTCATGTCAAAGGTCATAGCTGTCTCCATTTATCGTCTGATGAGCTTCTTAGAGGCTTTCTGCTCTGTTGCCAAGTAAACCACCCAATCGATCAGCGAGGCGGGAGCAATGCGGAGCTCATGAGCTTGCTTGAGCAGGTTGTTGTCTTTGAGGAGGTAGGCTTCTCTAACGTCTTGACGCGAGTGAAGTCTTGTCACCTCATACATCTTCCTCACATACACCTCCCAAGAGAGCTGATGCTCTGGAGCGAGGATGTAGCAGTCGGCCTTGAGCGCAGCGCGCCTCATGTCGTTCAGCTCGCGCTCGCGTGTGGAGCTTGGCGTGACCTCTGATGCAGGTTGATTATGAGGTTGATCAGTCTGTTGATCTATAAGTTGATCATTAAGTTGATAAGAGTTGATATTGGGTGAATGGAATACCCTACCCTTGGGTACTTTGTTCACTATGGGTTGGGTACTCTGTTCACTATGGTTGGGTACTTTGTTCACTATGGGTTGGGTACTCTGTTCACTATATGGTGAATGAAATACCCTACCCCCCTCTGAGGTGTCGATCTTGTCAGCGTTGAGCTTGAAGGTGGCCTTGTGGTGCAGTCCATCATCGCGCCTGTTGGCGTGGCGGGTGACCCACCCTTGAGCCTCGATACGCTTAAGGCAGAGCTTCACGCCTCGCGTTGACATTGCTGTGAGCTCAGCAAGGTCATTGACCGAGGCTGTGCCTTGCCAGCTCTCCCAATCAGCTCTGATGAGCAGGGCCATCATCACGACCTTATCACCCGCTGTGAGGTCTTTGTCTTTGAGGGCAGCGACCCTCCAGGTCATCTCTTTCATGAGTGTCCTTTGTGTTGTGGTGGAGCTCTCTCTATAGGCGAGCGCGCTTAGTAGGTCAAGCGATTTTTCACACTATAGGGTGTTTTCATTTTATTTTCCTCAGTGTGAAAAAAAATCTTGACGAGAGTCTCAAGAGTCATTAGAAGAGAAGGACAGAAAGGAGACACATGACGCTCAAAGAACGCTTGAAGCGTGACCTCAAGAGAGATCGATACACACTTGGCCATCTCGCCAAAGAAGCTGGCATCACTCAGAACTACCTCACGCAGATCCTCAAAGGTCGCACACCATCCATCAAGACAGCCACAGCCCTTGCCAGAGCAGCCAACAAGCTCACCGGGCTCGACACCTACAACACCATCACCTTCCTCCACCTCAACGATTAACTGACGAGACACCACAATGCACAACACCCCTGACATCACCAACTTCTATCTCATCTTGGCAGCTATCACCGCTGGCATCACCTTCGTTGGTTGGGTCTATGACCGCATCGAGCAGCGCAAGGCACCCAAGCCACAGCTCGCGCCCATGCCCAAGCCTGCTCCCTTCCGCTTTGAGTTCAGCTTCAATGATGAGGCCATCGACCACATCGTGCATGAGCTCTACATCATGCACAGCATCCATCCTCTGACATGGGCGAGCGCTGACGACCTCGACCTTCGCAATGACCTTGAGTTTGGTCTCCAGAGCAAGGGTGTCAAGGTCGCGCTCTCAGATCGTGACTATCGCAACATCATGAGCTTTTGGGTCGCTCACAAGCACCTTGACCTCGATGATCGCGCAGACCAACTCACCACCTACATCTCAACCCACAGCCACTAAACCACCACAACACGACAGGAAAACATCATGAGCATCTATACACCCAAGAACATTGACCACGCCATTGAGATCGCCAACATCATCAGCGACAACACGAGAGACTGTGTGCGCCTCCACGCTGCCTTTGGCGCTCACTTTAATGGTGACATGGCCCTCTGCCAAAACAACGCCTATATGCTCAAAGGCAAGCCCTCGCTCAACGCTGACGCTATGGCTGGCATCGTTCGCCGCTCCGGGCTCTGTGGCTACATGGTCATCACCTCATGGGATCATGAGCACTGCACCTATGAGTGCACACGCACCGATGAGCCAGAGGGCATCAAGCACGTCTTCACCTACACCATGCAGATGGCCAACGCGCAGGGCCTCACTCGCAACCGTAATTGGCAGCAGATGCCCATGCAGATGCTCCGCGCTCGTTGCCTCACCCTCATGCTTCGCGCCACATACCCTGATGCTGTGTCTGGCATCTACAGCCCTGATGAGCTCGCTGACAACATGGACATCAGCGATGATGAGCGCACACAGATCGCTGCTGACAGCCTCGGTGAGGAGGTGCGCCCTGTCTCTCGTCAACCTCAGCAACGCCCCGCGCCTCGCCAAGAGTCTCGCCCACCCATGCCTCAACAGCCTAACGAGCACAACGCCATCGAGAGCATCCCGCCTAAGCCCTTCCGAGGAGCTCCTGCCAACAAGACACCCACGCCTCTTGATGTCGCCAAGCGCATCCTCGAGGCTGCTGTCACTGACGAGCCCAACGCTGATGGCGTGGTCGAGCCCTTCGCTTGGGAGGATATGCTTGATCAAGGCGAGTGCATCGAGCGTGTCGAGCGCGTCACCGGTTGGATTGATGTGCAGACCTACATCACAGGCCTGTGGAACAAGATGCACCGCAAGCCTGGCAACCACAACGAGCACACGCTCTCGCAGGTGCGCGCCCTCGTCAATGAGCTTGGCTACAGCAACTGTCTGCT